TTCCTCTTAAAGCAGACCCTTGCATTTCCACAAAATGGAAAAAATGATAACAGAAGTAAAAAGAAAAACCTTTACTATTAGACCTTCAGGTAGATCGACTGATTTTATTAGTCCGTCTTTTGGTTATGGCTGTTTATACCAGTGTTCTTACTGTTATATGAAGCGTCATCAGCCTGAAGGTTTGACAGTAGCTACTAACATTAATGATATATTAACAGCAATTAATAATCATGCAATGTTTGCCGTAGTAGATAAACCTAACCAAACTCACGATGAGTATGTAACTTATGACATTTCTTGTAACGAAGATTTTGCTTTACATCTTAGATATTATCCTTGGGAATACATCTTTGACTTTTTTAAAGACCATCCTAGAGCTATGGCTTCATTTGCTACTAAATATGTAAATGACAAATTACTTAGTTACAATGCAAAAAGTAAAGTTAGAATTAGGTTTTCTTTAATGCCACAACATTACTCAGACTTATTAGAGCCTAATACTAGCCCTATTCTTGATCGTATAAAAGCAATAGATAGGTTTATAGAAGCTGGTTATGATGTTCACATAAACTTTTCTCCTGTAATAGTACATGATAGATGGCTAGAACACTACGAATATTTATTTAAGCAAGTAGAAGAGCACGTTAAACACAAAGACTTAGTTAAAGCAGAAGTTATTTTTCTTACCCATAACAAAGGTAAACACGATTACAATTTAATGTATGGACTTAAAGGAGAGCATCTTTTATGGAAACCAGAAATACAAGAAAACAAAATAAGTCAATATGGAGGTGAAAATATTCGCTACAAACATGACTTAAAAAAAGAATACATTAAACAATGGACTGAACTACATGATCAGATAATCCCTTGGAACACAATAAGATACATTTTTTAAACAGTAAAATAGTATGACAAAAGAAGAACAAGAATTAACAGATATTAGAAGAGCTTACTTATTAGCTAAGGCTCTTAACACACAATACATGTTTATTAGGGAGTTTGTAACTCCTGAATTAAAAAAAGCAATCAACGAAGCAAAAGCTAAAAATTCTCATTTTATTAAAACTTTAGATAACATCTTTGCAAAAAGAAGAGTGCCTACAAGTTTCATAGACAGTGAAGAAGAGTTAGCTTTTCAAGTACTTGAACAATTAGAAAAACAAAATGTCAGTCAATAGAATTTATTTACCAGCAACTCTAAATCTTAACATAGACGGTAAAGTCTACTTAAAAGGAGATTCAGACCTTATGCAGACTTACTTTAAAGAAGTTTTAAACAGTGATAATAGTACTGACGTAGAAATTTCTATAACAAGAGTAGATGCTAAAAAAACTAATCCTCAATTAGCTTATTTTTATGGTGTGGTACTTCCCATAATTAAAGCTGCTTTAGAGGATTTAGAAGGAACTTCTTTTACTAAAGAAGAAGTAATGTGGATTCTTAAAGATCGTTTTTTCTTTGAAGAGGTAAGGTATGGAGATAAATTTACAAAAATTCATCTCTCTTTATCTAAAGGAAAAAAAGACGAAGTTAGAATTTTCATAGAAAAAGTTATTAATTTTGCAAGTGAAATCCTAGGAGTAGAAGTACCTACTCCTTAATTTAAAAAATTAAACAATGAACAAAATAGAAGAATTAAACAACCGCTTACAAATAAGCGATGCACCTTTAACCACTAAAAATCCTTACACTATAACTGACGGTACTAAAACTTTAGATTCTTTTGAAGAAGGACTACAAGAATTAAAAAAGTTTCAAGCACTTCGCTACAATGAAGGTAAAGTACAATGGTCTTTAGTAGATTTTCAATCTTTAGAACCTATGGTAAGAGTGCTAGAGTATGGTGCTAAGAAATATTCCCGAGATAATTGGCGAGCTGGAATGCCTGCTAGTCAAATTATCGAAAGCATGTTAAGACATACTTTTAAACTAATGAATGGAGAATTTGTAGATGAAGAATCAATGTGCGAACACGTAGGACATATCCAGTGTAATGCTATGTTTTTAGCTTATGTTTTAAAAAATAAACCTGAATTTAATGACCTACAACAAAGTAAGCCTTAAAGGCTATAATTTCTTCCAAAAGAAATACGGACAAAGAAACCATCCTTATATTTACTTTTATTTAACTCCTTTAATAGGATATTCTAGAACTACTAGAGACAGTGTACACATCCATATAGGATGGCTTTATTTTACTCTTTTAATACAATTTAAAAAATGATTACAGACCAAAGTTACTTAGACAGTAATGCTTTAAGTCAAAGCAGATTAAAAAGAATATTAGGACATCCTAAAAACTTCTTAGATCCAGGATTCTCAGACGAAGACGAAACTTCAGAAGCTATTACAATAGGAGATGGAGTTGATTTATTAATTACTCAAGGAGATGATTCTTTTGAACAGAAATTCTTTATGGCTACAGTAGAAAGACCTACAGCTCAAATGGGAGATTATGTATGGTATCTTTTTATTAATCGTAATAACAGTAACGCAGAAGATATCGCTTATTCTACAGTAGGATTTAAGCGAGATACCCTAGAGAAAGTTAAAGAAAGATTTAAAACAGAAGGTAAACCTTACTACGATGAACTAATTGCAGCAGAAGGAAAGACTGTAATAAGCCCTACCCAGTTTAACAGTATTCAATTAATTAAAAAAAGCTTAACAGAAAATCCGTATACTGCAAAATATCTAGTAAATAGTGACCGTTTTTTAGTGCATTTTCAAGTAAGTGTTAGGTTTACTTACGATGGAGTTGAGTGTAAAGGATTATTAGATGTTCTTTGTTATGACAGAGTTACTAACGAACTATTTCCAATAGATATTAAAACTACAGGGACTTCTATCAACTTTTGGAATTTTACTTTCTATAAACATAGGTATGATTTTCAAGCAGCTTTTTATTTCTACGGATTAACCCAAACAGAACTAAGAGATTATTGTGAAGATAATACTCCTATATTAAAACCTTTTAGGTTTATTGTAGAAAGTCAAAAATTTTCAGGAACCCCTTTAACTTACGAAGTCAGCGATAAAACGCTTGAAGTAGGACAATTTGGCGGAGAAGTAGACGGAAGATACTATGAAGGCTTTAAACAAGCAATTGAACGTTATAAATGGCATACAGATAACGATCTTTGGGATTACAGAATGGAAGACTATAAGAACGAAGGAGTAAGACAAATATGACAGAGTTAACAACTACTGCAAAAATCTTATCTCCTGTTGTTTTTAAGAAACAATCTTTTCCTATGCTTAGAAATTATGGTCTAATAAACGTTTATATAGACGATTATGGACACAAACATAAGTATGAGAATTGTTTATTTTACCTTTTTAAGCCTAACCTTAGTGCAAATTTTTTAGAGTTTGAAAGAAAACTTGCAAATTTTGTGTCTTTTTACGATTGGTACGAGGTTGAGGGTTTAAAAATGTATGTATTTAGTATTAATCCTTTGTACGGAATAGATATAGTACGTTTTAAACAAAATCAATTTACAGACTTTAGCGAAGAATTTAAAGAAGTAATAAAAGATGTAAACTTTAGTGACGTTTATTTTGATTTGTCTAAAGAAATTTATCGTTTTTCAGAACATTTAACAATAAAAAAAGGGAGCTAATCACTCCCTTTTATCCCAATTTAAACTAATTGCTTTGTTTTAATTTCTTTTTTTTACTTTACTACTTCGAAAGGAGTTGAACTATTGTTATCTTCAGCTACTGTAGATACTTCACTAGGTTCAGTGAATAATAAACCTTGTTGGTTCATACGTTCTACAATAGTGTTTTTTACTTGTGTACCTAAGCCAAAAATACTAGCTAAAGTAGACAATGGAATTTGTGCCATATTAACTTCTTGTAAATCAACAATTTGAAATAAAGCAGCTAATTCAGCACCTCTTAATACAACTTCTACATCAGGATTCCAGTACACTGTACTCTGATTTGGTTTGTTTTGTTCAGACATAATATATATATTTGTAGTGGCAAATATAGAAAAAATATTTTAAATGGACAAATATTTAACAGAAGGTAGTTTAAAAAAAGACAGATGTTCTCTTTACTTAGACTTAGTAAAAAGAATAGCATTAGAATCTTATTGTGTTAGACTACAAGTAGGAGCATTAATAGAGAAAGATGGAAACATTATTTCTTTCGGATTTAATGGAACGGCTAAGGGAAGGCCTAATGTTTGTGAAATCGAAGTTGATGGTCAATTAGTTAGCCTTGACGAAGTTTTACATGCAGAATCTAACGCAATCACTAAAGCTTGTAAAAGCCCTATTTCTACAGAAGGTGCAACATTGTATTGTACTCACTCTTGTTGTATACACTGTGCTAAAATTATAGTACAAAGCGGTATAACAAGATTTATTTACATAAATGACTATAGAGACTCTAAAGGAACTAAATTCCTACAAGATTGTGGAGTAGAAGTCATTAAAGCAGAAACCCTAATTAATTAATCATATGACAAAATTTAAACTAAGAGGGAGTAGAGTTTTATTAAACCAACCCGACATTCAAGAACCAGTTATTCAACTGAGCCCAGAAGACAAAAAAGCTTTTGACGAAGAGCAACTTAAAAAATTCAATGAAATTAAAGTATTTGCAGTAGGAACTGCTGTAGAAAATCTAGTAGCAGGAGATTTAGTTTATGTTTCTCCTTACTACTTACAGAATGCACAAATTCTTGAGATTGAAGGTGAACCTAAATTATTAATTCGAGAACAGGATATCGACATCATTTGGTAATGAGTACTTTTATAGATAGATTAGCTGTAGAGATTGAAGAACTTCAAGAGAAGACTAATAAATTAGGATCTTTTTTAGAGAGTGAAGCATTTGAAGATTTGTCTCGTATAGAACAAGATTTGTTAAGTACTCAATATCCTATTATGGTTTCTTATCTTCAAATTTTAACTTTAAGATTTCATATTGCAGTTAAACAAGTTATTCCCCAAAATCCTGAAAACATAAACTAATGAAACAATTCTATTATACACAAGTAACAAAAACACAGCATGAAGACGAAGTTGACATGTTGATTGAGACAGGTTATTCATTTGACCTAGATTCTGTTCTTTTAACGTATCCTGTAGACAAAAAATTAGCTGTAGTACTTAAAAATTCTGCAGACAAAATGAATCCTACAGACTACCAGTACAAAATTAATCCAGTAACAAAACAAAAAGAGCCAGTAAAGATTTCTAAATTTGAAATTACTAGCGAGCCTATTGTTATTGAGTTAACTGTATTAGCAGAAATTAATGAATTCTTTAAATTAACAGGAGGACCTACATGGACGATTTAAAAAATTTCTTTGATTTTTTAAAGAGTATGTCTGAGCCTAAAAAAACTGCTAAAGTTTTAAGCTTTTCTAATGAAAATTTAATTAGCGAAAAAACTGAAGAGTTTAAGGACTTTACATTAACTACTAAAGTTTATCAAACAGGTAATACTACAGTAACTGTAGAAGTTAAGAAATTTCCAGAAGAGTCAGAAATCTCTAATAGTGTGTGGAAAGAAGCTATCCAATCTATTATTGAAGATTTAGACCAAGAAATCTCTTGGGCTATCGAAAATGAAAAATTTGAATTAGCTGCTGAATGCAAGAGAAAGAAAGACTTTCTTAAAAGCAAACTTTAAGTTATTAAACTGTTTAAAAAGAAAAAGGGAGACTAATAATCTCCCTTTTTTATTTAGTCTGCATATAATTTATAGACGTCTAGTATTGGTTGTACTATGTCATGACGATGATTTTGTTTTAAAGTAACTACTTTGAAGCCTTCTACTTGTTCTTCTACTCTTCTTAAGAAACTAAGACCACTACTTTTTTTACTTTTTAAATCTATTTGTGCAATGTCTCCGCAAAGTACCATTTTAGAACCTTGTCCTAAACGACCTAATAACGCTTCCATTTGAGTATGTGTTAAGTTTTGTACTTCATCTGCTATTACAAAAGTATTAACAAAAGTAATTCCTCTAATATAACTCATAGGCAAAATTTCTATATTACCTTCAGAAATTTCTTTTTCTATTTTGTCTTTTCCGTAAAGAGCATAAAAGTTTTGGTAGATAGGTTGTAACCAAGGATCCATTTTTTCACTAATGTCTCCTGGAAGAAACCCTAACTCTTCTTCTGTTACTGTAGGTCTAGTGATAACAATTTTATCTACTTCTCTATTAAACAGTTGATCTAAAGCTACTTGAGTAGCAGTAAGAGTTTTTCCACTACCTGCATTACCTAAAAGAACTGTAATAGGGTTGTTTAGAATAATTCTTTTAGCTTCTTTTTGTTCTTCGTTTAAGTTAAGTTTAAAAGAAATAGGGCCTTTAGGCTTCCTTTTGGCTTTAAAAATATCTTCTTTAGGAATTTCCATAAACTAGATAATAGTATAATCTATTCTTTCGCCTGCTGTAAAGTAACTTACAACTTCGTACCATTCTTTGTCAGGACATACATTACATCCTGCACTCCATCGGTCTATAATAGAACCTAATCCTGCTCTATGCAAGTTGATACCAAATAAACCACTTTTAATAATAGCTTTATCTATGTTGGTGTCTTTGTTACCGTCCCTATAGATTTTAACAGAAAGTACTTGTGCAAAATAAGGAGCCCCTAGCCATAAAGATTTCCAGTTTCCTGAAGTCTTAAACTCATGTGAGCCTTTCACTTGTTGAGGAGCTACTGTAATAGCAGTTCCTGTAATACCTCCATAAGTGATTGGGTTTTTTACATAATAAGAACCTGCAGTAGTAGATGCCCTAAAAATTTTAACTAACTTACCTCCCACAAATAAACAACCAAAATCATCAAATGTGTCTGTTAATTTTTCATCTGTTCTTACATAAACAATTCCTTTTTCAGGGACTGTAAATTTGTTTGCTAAGCAAGTTTTTCTTACGTAGTTTTCTGCAGCGTCAAAAGTGTTTTTACCAATAATGCCGTCTGGTTGTAATTGGTAGCCTTGTTTGTTTAAAAAATCTTGAATGTATTTCATAATTTAAGTAGTCTTGGTTCTTCAATATAATCAGTTAAAATTACTTTTAAGCCGTGTATGGCTTCTATTTTTATTCCTAAAGGATAATCTTCTGTAAATCTTTTAAGTTGCTCAGACGTCACTAAAATCGCATTAGGGTAAACTCCTAACCCTTCTTTGCGACTAGCTAAGAAAAACTCATTAACTGAATGCAAAATATCCATAGTTTTAGTTAAAAAGGTGATAGAATGAGTAAACTCCTTTAGAGTTTTTATTGTAAACGTCAAATGATACACCTGCATGACTAGGTCCAAAGTTATTCATTATCCATTTAGAAGCTCCGTACATTGAAAGAACGTTACGATATCTAAAAGAATAAGCAACTTGTTGGCTTTCTGCATGCAAATCTCCTTTAATAATATGTATAGGTTGATCTGCATCTATCTTATGATAGCGAATGTATTTTTCTAAAAAGTTTTCTGCTTTCGGAGTTAGCTGAAGGGGAAGACCATGTTTAAGATCTTCAGAATCTTTTCCATGAGTAAGGATAATTGTATGTAAACCATATTTAATGTGTTCTAAAAATTTAGTCATTAATTGAATTTGTATTCCTGGATAAGCTGTTTCTAAGTAAAGTTTAAGAGCTTGGTTTGCAATGTAACCAAAAGAATCCGAGTGATTATCATTTGTTTGCATTACTGCATGGTAGTTATTAGAAAAACCTGAACGCATAAGATTATCAAAAAAGATCTTATGTTCAAACACATAAGTATTAAAAGCTTCTTTGTTGTCCATGTTTTGAGGAAGTTTATGTCCTCCTCTAGTAGTGTAACCACTCCATCCATCCATAGAATCTCCTAAATCACAAATAAAAATGTCTTCAAATACTCCAAACAATTCTACTGATTCTAAAATCTTAGTGTAGACTTGGCTTAAACGTTGTCTAAATACTGCTCTGTTATAAACGTTATCATACATAGCGTCTTCTTTAGTCATAGCACCAATATGTTTATCACTTAGGTAAACAAATAAAGCTTTTTTATTAGACTCTTGTTTGATTGTTACATAAGGAACAATATTGTCAGTTACTAAAGTTTTAGATAAACCTTCTAATAAGTCTTCATGAGTAAGTTCTCCTGTGTTTTTTTGTACAAACATTGCAGAAACTTGCCAACCACTAGATTTTTCTTTACTCCAATACTGAGAAAGTTTCCAAACAGATTCATCTACTTTATGAATGTCAATAATTTCTTGAGGAGATCTTGGTTCATCAGAAAGAATAGAAGATACTTCTAAAGTTCCTTTATCTAGGTTTTCTTTGTAAGAAAAGTCTTTAATTCTACTTGTGATAGGTTTATGTTCTACTTTAGAACCTCTTGTTCCTCTAGCTACTCTTCTTAGGTCTCTTACAGCTTTAGCTCTTTTTTCATTAGAAAGTTCTGGTCTGTAATTAAACTGATTAGCTAAATCAATAGCTTTTTCTTGGGTGTCAGGATTTTGTTTAAAAAACAAAATAATGAGTTCTCTTGGAGATAGTGTCATATTTAAAAGATTAGTCCCACACAAAGTACAGATAAAACAATTACAGAGTATCTGTATACTTGGATTAGGTAGTTTTTTTCTTGAATAGTAGTGTTTAATTTAACAATTTCTTTTTTACTCTCATTAAAAGCTCTGTGGTAAGCAGGAATCAGACTGTCATTATACAAAGAAAGTTGGAGACTATCCAACTTTACCACGTTTTTTAAGTAATGCAATCTTTCTCTAGCTGAAATACCCTTAAGAAATTCGTTATTCAATTCCTTTATTGGTAAGCTGTCTAGACTTTGACAATAAGAGCTTAGTGGCATCCAAAGGATGCATAGTATCAATAGTGATTTTAAGCGTATCATATTTCCATTTAGTTTTATAATAAACATTTAGTTGTTCTTTTTTCAACAAATTTATAGAATCTATGTGAGATTTCAAAATATTTGTTTGTTTTTGTATAGAATCTAGTTTTTTAAGAACAGTAGAATCAAAAGAATTTTTAGAATTGTTTCCAAATTTTCCTTCAAAAAAAGAAAACATCCAATTAAAAACAATAACAATTACTAGAATAGTAACTAACTCTTTTAAGAAATTTTTAATGAAGTCTTTCATGATTTATATTAATTAAACAATCTCGTATACACCTGATATATCAAAGTGAGTATTTGTAGCTGTAATTGCTACAGGTGTATTATTTTTCCAAGCTACATCTGTTGTACCTCCTGAATAATAAAATTTATGAATAGTATCACTTACTGCGATATCTGTGATACCAGCTATGTGGTATAATGTTCCATCAACAGTGCCTGATGGATTTGATAAATGGAAAGTACCACCACCTTGTCTCATTGTTTCAACAGATCTAAATGGAAGTGTAATTTGATATTGACCAGTTCCAAAATTAGTACAATTTGTAAAATCTACATAAACTCTAAAATAACAAAGCTTACCTACAAGTGTATAAGATGCTCTTGCAGATATTCCAGCTGTTGTTCCTGTAGCATCTTCAAATCGTGGATTAAAAGATGTTCGTATTGGATTAAATGCTGTAGTTTGAATTGTATTATCTGCAAACTTAAGACCAGCTACGGACATTAAAGATACTCCATTTACAAACAAAGTACCATCAGTTACAGTTAAAGCTGCATTAAGACCTGTTACTGTATCTGTAATATACAAAGTACCTTCTCCAAGATACAAAGTTTTCCATCTATTCTCAGAACTTCCTAATGTATATACATTATCTATAGAAGGGATTAAATTTGTAGAAACTCCTGATGTTTGAAGTATTTTAGCACAACAAGTAGGATTGTTTATGACATTTACAACAAAATCCTCTAGAGATATTCCTTGAATTTCTCCATCAGCTGTGTTAGATTTTATGTATGTTCCTGGTTTTAAATATAAGTCAGTTTTTTTCATAAATTATGATTTATGTTGATCGATTTTATCTAAAATAATAGTAAGAAGTTCGTTCTTAACTAAGCCAGCTCTTTCTGCATTCTTTAAAGCAGACATAAGTTGGAATAAAATAAAAGGAGCACAAACCGTCTCACTTAACCATGATGTTCCTTGAAAACCTTTCTCAATCATTAAAACTCCAGTTAGCATAAGAATCCAAACAACTAAAGTTTGAAGGACTTTAAGAGCTTTATATGTTCTAAAACCTTCTGTTTTTGTTCCAGCCCAAATACCAAAAAAGCCATCAATAAAGATGACTGAGACCATAGCTAAATATTGTTCTGCATTATCTGCAGTTAAATGCATAAAATAGCTTCCAATAAAAGCAAAAAAAGTAGTAGTCACGTATAAAATTGATGATGTCTTCATTTAAGTAGTATTTGGTATAATAAGTTCATTAAAGTTATTACACTTGTTATATTACTATATTTTAATATTATTGTAATAATTCTGATGTTGGTTTAGGAATATACTCTGCTTTGTCTAAACTTAAAATCCAAGACCATTCAGTACCTTGAATTTGCATTTTATCTTCGTCAGATAAAAATAAAAACCATGCATCATTAATGTCTTGCACACAGTTAAAAAACATATAAGGGGTGTAAAATTGACCTTGTACTTGGTCATACTGTTCGGGGGTTAATTGATATCCTATCATAATTATGGGGCAACTTGACGATTAAGAGTTGTTTGGAAGGTCTGCACTGCATTATATAAATCAAGTGCTTGTGTATCTGATAAACCATCGCCTATAGATACAAATGATTGTTTAAGGGACGAAAAATCTCCTATAGAATTTGCAAGATTTCTTGCACTTACTACTATTTTAAAACTACTTAAGCCAGTACTAACTGCATTTGATGAGTAAGATGAAGTATTATTTACATAACTTCTAATTAGTGTACTACTTGTTCTTGAAACAATTCTCATACCACTATTTGTTGTTTGATCACTATTTATAAACGCATTAAGTGTTGAGTTATTAACATTTATTAACGAGCCAAGCGTATTATCATATCTATAGTAAGCATATAATGCTTTATTTGGAGGTGCAGCATCTGTACATCCTATTTGGCATCTATTTTCAGTAACAAAATTAGGTAGGTAATTAGAAAAATGTACACTATTTAAAGACAAATGACTAGCTGGAATTATATTTGTATCCATATAAGCACTTGTACCATTTGGAGTTGCTCCTGTTGAATTAAAAGTCCAACCACTAGTAAATGTGCCAGTAAAAGAACTACTTTTTAAATTCTGTGCACAAGATGCAGCTGAGCTACCTACCATTGGGTACACTGCTTTCATTGAAGACCAAATATTTGCAGACTTCATATCAATTACTAATTGATTTACTGCAGCTGCTTCTTTGTTTGTTAATATTCCTCCTGCGGTGTAAACACGATTAATGTATGCTTGAGCGTCTGCATCGCTTACTGATTGAGGATTTAAAGTACGAAATAAAGTCGTTTGAAATTCTTGTATTGCTGTGTACAAATCAGATGCTTGAGTATCTGTTAGTCCTTCACCTATTGAAGCAAAAGCACATTCTAACTTTCCATAATCAAAAGTACCATTAAGCCCATTTCTTGTTGCTCCTATAGAAACAAATCCTGAAGGTAAAGATACTGAGGTTTGTGTGGCAATAAGTAAAGTTGTATTGTTTTTATATAATTTTATACTACTACTATTAATACGAGAGCCTATATAAAGGCCAAAAGCAGTAGAGTTTGGAGTACTTGCTTCTGTACTATTTAAGCCTAAATAAGCTTTACCGTCTACATATTGTGCATAAAGGTGGGTAAAGGATGGAGTTGGAGTCAGAACAAAAGAACCAATATTTCCACCACCAGTTAAATTTGTTCTTGAATAGTAGGAAATATGTACATTATTTAAAGATCCGTTTACACTTTGTTCATAGCCAGTATTCATATACGCATTTATACCGTTTGGCGTTGCACCTGAATACGCAAACGTCCATCCGCTTGTAAACGTACCTGTAAAATTAGTGCTCTTTAAGTTTTGTGCACAAGCTGCTGCACTTGATCCAACCATAGGATAAATAGCTTTCATACTTGACCAAATGCCGTAATCTTTCATACTTTTAACAAGTTGATTAGTAGCTATTTGTTCGGTAGTAGTTAAAAAGCCTCCTGCAGAAACTACTCTATTATAGAATGACAGATAATCTGGATCTGCGTCCATACTGTCTTTTAGTCTATAATGTCTTAATCCAATACCGATACCAATCATATTAGTAAGCTATTACACTTCCTGAACTAATAGTAAATGCAGTAATACAACCTCCGCCAGGAAGATATTCTCCTGCTTTAAAAGTTACACCTGTAATTCCATATTTAGTCATAACATCTACAGTTCCTACCTTAAAAGCGGTAAATACTGTATCTTCTCTAACTACTAAAGCACTTTTATTTAAATCTGTGTAAGTTCCAATTGCAAATACTTTAAAGCCTTCAGAACCTACAGCAAGTGCTGTGTGGTCATCTATATGACGTAGTCTTTTTGCTTGTTCTCTGAACAAGTCATTATTTTCCATTCCCATGTCTTAAAATATTAAAGATTAATGGAAATCTACCCAAGCAGAACCAGTCCAGCCTCTAAACTTACTTACATTAGTATCAAATACTACTAAGCCTCTATCATTAGAGCTTAAAGTAGGTAAAGCAGGAACACTTTGACTAGGTAAAATAATACCTGCAGCTGAACAATAAATTACTCCTGAAAGACGATTTAAATAGTTAGTACCTCTTCTAGATCCATCAACAGCTAAGACAAGTTGATCTAATTCAGATCCTACTTGCATAGAACTTACACTAGCCCCTCCAGATACAGCATCTGAAGCTACTGAAATATAAGCGTTTTGAGTTCCAGGATTTAAAGGAGAGTAGGTTCTAAAAGTAATTTGAGCTATTCCGTTAGAAGTTACAGGAGAAACGTTTAAATATTGACGAAACTCAATATAATTCTGTTCTAACCAAATATTAATGTCATTACCAGCACCATCACTTAACTGCTTAATAGTTGTGCTAATTGCAGAGTTGTCGCCTATTTTTAAAAGGCCTGAATACGAACTTGATACTGAAGTTCCTGTTAGTGGAGTTCCCATTTTATTATAAAGTTAATTAATATGTTACAAAAATAATTTAATAAAAAATAAAGTCAAGAGTTAATTATTCTATATCATCCGCCATTTCTTCTAAATCCATCCCTTTTCTTTTCCAAAAAGGAGTAGGAAGTATGTCGATTGAATAGTCTTTCTTAGGCTTAGAAGTTTTAATATTTTGAGCAGCCTTTATTGCATTTTCTTGAGCTGTTCTTAGGTCTTGTAATAATGGAGTAATATCTTCATTATTTTTTTGAGCTAATAATATTTTTCTCTTAATCTCTAACGTTTCTTTTTTAAGTTCTTTTTTAACTTGTCCTATTGGAGTTCTTGTAGAAATTTCTTTTACTCCTTTATACTCTTCGTCAAATGCAGTTGTCAGTTGTTTAGTATAAGTTTTAGGAGTATAAGCGTTAAATCTTCTATTATCGTATTCCATAGAAGTAGGATCTATTGATAAACCTGCAGCACCTAAAACTTTAAGGCCCAGTACTTGTAAACCAGCTTTACCTGCAAGAAGAGGATGTGTTCTATCCCAATCAATTTTACTTGAGTTTGGTTTATACTTATAGTAAGGATCTGTAGTCCATAAATCTGAATCTGACCATTTAGAAATTACACTTGATGGACCTGCAATAGAGGAACCTATTCTTTCAATTATAGAAATATTATTTGCCCTCTCTTGATAGTAAGTATTTAAAGCTTCATTCATTCCCCAAACAGTAAATACACCTTCAGCTTCTGATGTAATACTTTTTAATTGAGCACAAACATAATCTTTCCAATCAGCTACACCATCATCTTCACAGTTTCCAATTAAAGACATAGCTTTAATCATATTAGCTAAGATTATATATCCTGCATATGCTTTACCTAACTGAAGCATTCCTGCTTTGTCATGAGCAGAAATTCCTGCAAAACTTCTAGTACTATATAGATCTTTTACTACATTAAGAAGTGCTCTATGAGCTCCTACAGTTCTAATACCTGCTCCATAATGAATAGTATTTCCTCCATAGTATGTTTTGATATGTTGAACCATAAACCTTTTCATCCATAAAGCCATTTTAGCAGCAGTATACTTAATTAATTCAGGTTGTGCAACATCGTCGTAAGCACCTTGAGATCTAATATTAGCAAGTTGAATCTCTCTTCTTATGTGTTTTATAAAATCCTCACTTACATCTACATCGTCTCTTAAAACAATTACTCCGTTTTTTTGAGTAAATGCATCTTTAAGAGGAATAGTTTGAGTAGACCCTTTAAGAAGAACTCTATATTTGTTTAAGAAAGCAAATACAATATTTGAAGAAATATCATACTCTGAATACCCTCTTATTGATGATACTATTCTTGGTAACTTGCCATACTTTCTTAAGCCTATGTTAGAAACATTTTTAGCATCTTCAAAAGGATTATGTTGTAATCCTACAAAGTAATCAACTAATTGTAGTTTAAGGGATTTTTTACCAAACTGAGCAAACTCTGTAAAATAAGTCAGACTTAATCTTGTAGTATCTACGTGAGCTTTTGCAAAATCATTTTTACTTAACCCATTAAACTGCATTTGAGTCCAACTTGTAAAATATCCATTAAACCAGTTCTTAGGAATAGCTTTTATGTTTAGTCCTAAAGCAGCAGTTGATGCTAATTTAGAAACTCCTGAAGCAGTAGTTGCTACTAATTTACCTCCGATTGAATTAATTTTGTTTCTGCCTCTTCCATAAACTACCCTATCCATCATGTTTTGGATAAGTTTAGAACGAGTACTTTCTGAACCTGATAACTGTTTAAGAACCTCTTCAGTACTTAATAAACTAGATTGGTATTTTCTTATAGTTTTAAACTTAACAGCAGCAGCTGCATAAGAACTTAAAGCAGCCATAATATCGTAAGATTGTTCTTCTATAGGTAAAGCTCTACTATAACGTAAAAATAAACGTCTTGCTGACTTGTTCATTTCGTTACCAAATACATCACTTTGATCTGCAATACCTTCAGACTCTGCGTCAGGATCGTTTTCTGTATTAAAAGTTAGTGTATTTTTAAGTTTAGCAAAACTGTCTTTTAAAGGATTTTTTCTTAATTTTACTGCATCTAAAGCAATTTCTCCCTTAGATTTTTCTAATGCAGGAATTTTATCATAAAGTTTATCTCTAGTATAAATTCCTTCTTGAGTTGCATAGTGAGCTGCTCTAATTTTTTGCAGTACGGTTTTTTGGGCAGGACTTAATTGATCGTAATCAGAATTATAATAAGCTCCTGCAGTAACTTCTTTGAAAGTAACTTCTCCTGGTTTGTAATTAGGGTTTTTAAACTTAGGATTTACTTTAGCCTTAAACCAATAAAAAGAAGGTTGCTCTTTAAGAATATAGTTAGGGTTTTTAGGAACTGTTACTCTCCACATAAAGATTGGTTCCATAACAGAATTCATTTCCTCAGTCTCTTTGTTCCAACGAACTTTAGCTATGTGATTATCTATGTACCATGGAGTCTTTTTAAACCTTTCTGTAACTTGTTTTTCTATAGAAAATGTATCAAGTTCAGGAGTTTCACTAATTACTTGAGTTCTTATAGCCGCTTGAATAGCTTCTACAGTGTCTTTATAGTGTTCGGTAGGCACAGAAGTTTGTAAATCTTCCAACTCTTCAAGTAAAGAAAAGAAATATTCTTTATCTACAGCACCTAAACCAGAGCCTTTAATGCTTCTCTTAGCAACTTCGATAGCTTCTTCTTTTAATTTAAGAGAACGAGCAAATTCAGGAGTAATATCTCTGGCATCGTATTGATTGTTTTTATCTTTACGGCCTCTTAAAGCGTTAAAAATTTCTTTATAAAGTTGATCTACTTGTGTATCTGTAGATTTTCCTAATAATTTGTGAATTTGAGACAACACACTTTCACGTTCTATATAAAACTGTTCAGAGTATACAGTGCGACTATAAACAGAAGTCCAGTTATTATAGGATTCAATAGCTGCATCTTTATCTGCTTGAGTAGTTGCATTAGCCAAGTTAGAGTCTCTAATTAGTTTGCGTTTAGCAAGTTCTCTTTCATAAGTACCTTTTGCTTCTTCAGTAATTTCATACTCAATTGTAGTAGCTTCTCTTCTAGCTTCTTTCCATTCAATAATAGATTCTGCTATCTCTCTTTCCTCTCCTGTTTTAAGGTTCCCTAAATCATCATATAAACGTTCTAAGTCGTAAAGTTCTTTATTAGCTAGTTTAAGACGGTAAATAGTTTGAGCAGAGTTTGCATCATCTTCCATTAACAAAGTTTCATGTAAAGCAAAAATAGTGTTAAATTTTTCTTGTCTTACAGTACGTACTTTTTCTGGCAGAAGTTTTTGAAGCTCATAATATTCATCTGTAAAAGGTCTTTCTGTATATTGTTCGTAAAGACGTTTTAATTCATCTTCTGCTTCATCTCTTTTTTGTTCATCTTGAGAAGTTGCAATTATATGATTAAGTTCAGTAAATTTATTTTGAAGCTCTTGAATTTTAGCAGGAGTATTTAAAACTAATACTTTTTTACCTTTAACTAATTCTCCATCAATAACTTCGTATTCTTCAGCTACTCTGTAAAAAGGCTTAAAAAAATCTTTAGAGTCAATAAAAGTACCAGCAAAATCACCTTGTGCTTGAGCTACTTCATCCATTAAACCTTGCCAAAGATTAGCTACAGGAATTAACTCTACTCTAGCATCATTAATCATGTCACTAATAAAGTTAGCTACTAAGTTTACAGCAGGATCATTACTAGTCATATTAGTATCTGCCCACTGAAGACCTTGAGGCAACCAAGTTCCATTTACTTTTTCTTTAAAAAACTTAATAATGTTTTCTTCACTTGCTAGTAACTCGTCTCTTTGGGTTTCTAACTTTTTAATCTTTTTGGTAAAATTGCCTTTTGCGTTTAATTTTTCAAGTCTTTCAATCTCATTATTAAAATCCTTTCTAAGTTTATCAGTAGATTCTTTAAAATTGTCCGCTAAAATTTTAGCTACAGGTTGTTCAATTCTTTCTAAGTGAGCTTTTTTAATTTGAGTAATAGCCGCATTTATATTGTAAGCATTTGCTAAAAAATCTACTTGCTTAGTTAGTCTTTTTTCTTCTGCACTTGTAGGGATATTAGTACCTACTTTAAATAGTTTTTGAAGTTCTTTAAAGTATGCCTCAAATGCTAAAGCTTGTTTATAGCTGTTATGAAAAATTGAAAGTTGTTTTGCTATAGGCAACTTGTTTTCTTCCTGTATGCCTTTCATATTAGCCTCTAAACGGCTTAAATAAAATGCTCCATACTGATAGAACTCTGCTAAGTCTAAAACAGCTTCAGCAACGTCTTCTGCTGTAATAATATCACCTATTCTACTTAAAGCTCTCTTAGCTGTATCTAAAACTGTGCTATCTACATTTAAGAATTTGTTTGTGTAGATTAGTTTTCTAAACTCTTCTATGTCAATTTTAGAAGTTAGGTCTTTTAACTTAGTTCCCCAGTCTGTGTAGTCTGTTGTTCCATCAGGTGTTTTGATTTGCGAAATAAGTAGGTCTCTTTGACTGTCGTTAAGAATACGAGAGAACATAAATTCTCCTACTGCATTCTCAGTCTCTTGATTTTTAAATTTATCAAACTTAGTCTCAGTACCTCCTAATATATTAGCTAAGTCAGCAATAGTAGTTACTTTGCTTAAGTTAGCTTTCTTACCTAACATGTTATTAAGCAAGTTGTTAAGCCAGTTTTTTATCTTTTGGTAAAGAGATTCGCTTTCTTTATATTCACCAGCTGCTTCATAAACATCTACAGACTGTCTTCCTAACTCTGTTACAATGGCTTCTTCCCAGAATAAATCTGTTCCTATGTATTCAGGATATAGTTCTTCTACGTGAGCTTGTGAAGATATGTGAGGAGCTAATTGATGAAGTCTTATTACATCTTCTCTAAGTTGTACAAATAGTTCAGGATTTGATTGTTTAATCATCCTTACTACTATGTGACCAAACTCATGCCAAGGAGTTTCACTGTTAACTAAAGAAGGGTTTAAAAGAATTTTACCTGAGTTTAAATCTACTTTACCAGGTGTATCTATAGTTGTATCCCATTCCCAAGTAACTCCAGGAAATCTTTCAGCAAGTTTATCAAGAACTTTAGCTTGACTCTGAGTAGTAGATCTTGAAGTCCATCTCATTAACTGTATTCTAGAATCAAATACGGAATTGTCTAAAGGAAATACTTCTCCATCTATGAGAGCTTCATTTGCACTTGCTAGTTTTTCTAACATTCCTAAATGTTCTTCACGTGCGTTTTCTGCAATATTAAGAAGAGCAACTTCTGCTTCCATCTCTCTAGTTATTATAGCTTCATTCGCTTGATCTCTGTTTATTGCATCTGCAACTACATCAAGTAAAGCCCTAGAAGGATCATAAACAATAGAAGGAACACCGTCTATCTCCTTGTAATGAAAGGAAGGATTAAGTATGTTAGAAAAGTAAGTTTTATTTAATTGTCTAACGTAAGTACTTGCTACACCTTTAGGTTCTTTATCTTCTACATTTTCAGAAGGAAAAATACTAATAACATTTCCTTGTATTGTAAACTTTCCGTTATAGTTTAGGTTAGATTTTACATGTTCCCATACATAGTCTTTAACAACATTTCTATTAGTAACTGGATTACCTCCTAGTTTTAATGAAGTAGTCTTGATTAAAAGATCTCTAAACTTATCTTCATTTAGTAATGCACTTATAATAGCTTCCCTTGCACCAGGACGAGAATACATTACATTCTCTGAAGGTTTATTATTGGATATAAGGCTGCTAGTTTGTTGAAAATAGTCGTCGTTAAATATAAAAGGAGCTTCTTGTACAGAGTAGTTACCGTATTTTTCACTAATCTCTCCGATAGGATTTATTTGAGTAACAATACCTTGTCTTTCAAAAGACTTTAATAAGCCCATTTCAGCTATAGTATTCTGAACATCTGAAACAAAAGGATACTTTGGATACAAAGATTTTACATACTTATAAAGTGCAATATGAACCTTAGAACCTATTCCTTTCTTTTGATTATCTTGTTCTTGCCCTAATTGCTTAGCTGAGTATATTTGAATGTTAGGACTAAATGTTTTAACAGCAGGTTTTCCTTGTTCAATTATATTAACTTTTTGTTCAAAGCGAACTCTGCCTATGTCTTTTCCATTTAACATTATAGGCATCCAATATCCAAAGTAAGAATCTTTAGATTCAGTATTATCTAGATAAAGTGTATCGTCAATTATTATCTTATAGTCTTCCTTTTCAGCATTACTAATATCAACATTATTATAAACATCTAATAAATTATTGGTAGTACTACTTTTGCTACCTACAAACTGTTTAAATCCTTCTATGACTTTAGAAGTGTTTAAAGGGATAGCGTTTTTTACAGCACTAACAGTTTCTTTTAACTCTTTAACTGTAATACTGTTACCTAAGTCTTGTTGGTCTTTTACAAACTTTTCTACTTGAGCTTCTGTTGGAATATTTTCTGTTCCTAAAGAATCTGCTACTGCTTGTAAGAAATCCATTCTAGTATCAAAGGTTAAACCTTTACTTACTAGCACAGGATAAACTTCTCCTTTGTTATTCTTAGCGTGTTTATCGGCTTCTTGTGGACTTGTTGTAGTATATACTCCTGGACCTAATTTATGTACGTTACCAGTTCTTCTAGACTCTTCTGTAGGAGTAGAATATCTAAATTGAGATAATCCTTTTTGGTCCCCCCTATACTGAATAGTAGCATTAGGCAAAATAGTCTCTAAGTACTGGGAGAATTGTTGAGGTGTACCCACGTTAGCTAACTCAGGATTAGATTCAAATACTTCAGATACTCCTTCTTTAACTCTACCTGTTTCTTGTGCAAATGAAGAGTTTCTTTGAAAGAATTCATTAACATTATTAGAAGAAAACAAAGATCCATCTATCTGCATAAGAGTGTTGATAGCAGATTTAAATTCGTCCATAGCTTCTAAAAACTGTTCTTTTGCTTTAACAAGTTCTTTAGGTAAAGGTAAATTACGTTCTTCTGTACGTTCTACCTCAGCAAAAACATCATTTATTATTTTTTCAGATACTAACTTTGTTTCAGGAATAAGTTTAAAAAACTTTTTAGATAAAGGAATAACTTTGTTTAAGGCAGAAACAATATAGTTGTAAAATTTTTCTAAAAAAGACAGTTTAAGTTGTTCTTCTTTATTAATAATGGTTTCTTCTTCTCCTACTTTTTCTATAGACTTGACAACCTCTACATAAGTTTTATCTTGTAAATTTTGTACTTTTTCTAAAAATTCATAAATATCGTTACTTCGTAGGTCAGTTTGATTAATCCACTCTTTAGGATAAAGAAGTAATTGAGTTGCAAAAGCAGTAAACTCTTTATATAAAATATCAGGAGTTATTGACTTGTTATTGTATTGATCTCCAAATACTTGAGACAGCATTTGTTTACCAAATTCTGTATTAGCTAACTTGCCAAAAGAATCTCTAAGAGCTAGCTCTTCCTTGGTTCCAAAAGATAAAGCATGTAAAGCGTGAACAGGCTCATGTAAAATAGCAGCTAGTCTGTTAAAAACTTCCTCTTCTTTTAAAAAGTGCTCTCCTGGCTTAGGTCTTTTATAATTAGCCATTTGAAATAACTCAATATATCCTTTAGTTTGGTAGGCTACTCCTACAGGTGCAAGTGTTTCATTATCTTTTAAGTAGTAATTTCCTGAAATATTATTAAAATTAATATTTAACCAATTAAAATTACCTGTAAAAAAATAATCTAAGTGGGAAATACCGTTAGATAACTTTTTATCTTTAAACTTTTCTGTAATCCTATCTGCGGCTAGTTTATTAAATTCTGTATAAGGCTTACTAAATAATTCTACAGTTTGCCAATCGTAATTTCTAATAGACTCTCTCCATTTAGAAACTTCAATAGTGTCTGAATTATTTGACATATTCCAAGCAATATTTTGTAGAGCATCTTCAATACTTCCAAAAACTAAATTTTGTAATTTTTCTAAATCAATGTTATTATGTTCAGCATATTTACGAACATTCTCTTCTTCAGAACTTGGTTTAAAGTATTCTTGTTGTTTTAAATAATATGCAATAGCAGCACGTAGTTGTTTTTTAGTAAGACTTGAGTCTATAGTAACGGTTTGTCCCCAAGAAGCTCTTAATATTTTACTAATCTTTCCTGATCTATCATAGTTTTTAAAGGACGCATTTAGAATAGGAAAACCAACTAATTTTTCAATTTCAGTAATTAACCCTAATTTAGGTAAATTAAATAAAACTTTATTACTTAAAGAGATAGATGCATTTACGTTAGTTTCTTCCTCAGGAGAATATGTAGTATTAATATAATCCCACATCTCTTCAGGAAAACTATCGAGTAAACTCTCAATTTGATTTAAATTAATTTTTAAATTACTTTCAGAAGGATTTAAAAACTTAATTGCATCATATAAATACTTTTTAGCCTGAGCTACATACTTAGCTTTAGAAGGTTTCTGTCTATATAAAGCAAATCCAATACTTCTATTAGCGTTAAAAACTTTAGTAGGATTATGCTCTAGTCCATAATTTTTAGAAATTTGAGACTTAGCATCTTTAGTGAGATGTAGTACTCTAACTTTTTCCGCAATTAATTCTCCTGTTTCTACATCAATAATATTATAAAGGTTAGATTTTTTATTATTATTAGACTTTACGTAAAATAAATCTTTATACTCATTATATCCTACAAAGCTAAGTCCTTCTCTTTTATACTTAGTAACTTTCTTTGTCACTTTAAACTCTTTTGGATATTCTTTGTGTTTATTTAAAAGAGATGTCATTCTACTTGCATCCTCCGAGTTTAAATATACATACGCTTGTCCTCCTTTTATATTAAAGTTAGAATCTTCTTCTACTAAGAGTTTATTTTCCATAGTATTTTGAACTGTTTTAAGTTCTTCAGAAGTTAATTTATTTAATGATTTTGCTGGGTATGTACTTAATACATTAGCAGGAACGTTATAGTATTTAGCAGGAACCTCTCCTTGGTATTTATCCCAAAGGTAATAAGCACCTTCAGGATAAACACTTTTAAGCGATTCAAATTTTCTTTTTATTTCAGGATCTGATAGATTTGGGCAAAACATATTTACAAATATAAGTTAGTTTTTAATTTTTAGGTGATATACAGTTATTTTCTTGTTCTCTATTAATTTCTTCTACAGACTTAAAAGGGTCTGAAACAATATCTGTTACTAACTTAGTAGTCGTTGGAACTGACTCCAATACGTTAGTCTCTGTTGGAGTAGGAACATTTTCTTTTATTGTTTTCTTTTTAGTAGGAGTAGTGTTTTCTTGGTCTAAGCGATAGTCTTTGAAGAACGCTAAGTCAGGGTTTACATTTTTAAATACTTTGTAGAACTCTGGATGTACTTCTTGGAAACGATTAATAAACTGTCCTAAGAAATCAGAACTAGAAAGTAATTTAGTGTTTAAAGCATCTTCTACGTCTTCTTCTTGTGTTGTAGGCTTAGTAGCAAGTGTATTTCTTACTTCTTCAAGTAATTTTGCAGAAACAGTATCTAACTCGTTTTTAAACTCGTTTACTACTTGAGACATAGAGTAAGTATAAATAGACTCAGGAATTAAAGGTAAGTAAGAATCAATCTTTTTATTTAACTGAGTTCCTAAGATACCTGCATATGCAAATACTTTGAAGAATTTTTGCATATCTTCTACTAACTGCATATCTTCTTCTGACTCTAAGTTAAGAGTAGGATTAGTCCAACTCAAACCTTCTTCAAAAGCTTCTTTGTATACATTGATAGAATAGTCAACAGAAGAAAGTAATAAACCTGTTCTAATATAAGCAGACTCATTGTTGGTGTTCTGTTTGAACATATCAAAGCTTACGTTGTTAGACTCAATTCCTTTTTTCTCTAAACGACTCTTAAGGGAGTTATGCATGTTTACAACATTATTCTCGTTAGTCTTGATTAAGTACTGTTCGTATTCTTGAGATTCAGGAACTCTATTAACAAACAACGCATAAAGCAAATCGTTTTTAAAAGTACGAGAAAACTTCTCATAATCTACTTTGCTGCCTTTTTTATTAAGACCTGCATGTATAGTAAGGATAATGTCTGTTAATTTTCTATTAGCAGATATAGGCATTACTTCTACAAACTTATCTAAGATGTCTGCTTGAATTTGGAAAGGACTAATCTCTGTCTCAGAGATCATGTAATCAACTCCACTTCTATTAAAGTATTCTTCTTTTCTTAATTGACGTAAGTCTTCTGCACCTCTTCTGAATGACTCAAAGTTTTGAGGAGAGAATGTATGGTAATCAGTGTTAAGCGATAAAGTAGAAAGTTGTTTTTGTTGAGCTTCAAACTCCATAAACTGCATAAATCTATAGAAATCTGCAAGAGGAGTTTCTTCAGTTAATAAGAAATCTTGAATAGCTTTTACATCTGTAGTTTTGCTTGTCAACAAGTTTAAAGCTTGAGCAACCGTTTTCTTAACATTAATACCAAATTTTCCTACTTTAATTAATTTTGCAATAGCAGGGTTTGACATCATCTCTTGTAGAATGTCTTCAGCAGGTGTACCTAAACCATATCTAACAATAGAAGATCTTTGAGATTTCTCATCTGTTGGTTCATTTTTATACTTTTGGTTAATCAACCTTGTTACAGTAGAGATTGGAGTTCCTGCAATAGCGGTATAAAGAACTACTGGAGTAATTAAGTTATTAAAGTATATTCTTGCTACTTCGTCTTCTTTTTCAATATCTACGTGAGCAGAAATCATCTGGCCATTAAGAAGCGAGATTAAGTTTCCATCGACATCATAAATACTAGAGTAATAAACTTTACCATCTATTCTATTAGAAGGAAGTATGTATAATCTATTAGCTGATTTATTTTCTAAGTTTAGTTTAGCTTTTTGAACTAAAGAGTGGAAAGTATTTATTTTAGCACCTACGCCTAAAGACTTTTTATAAGTGTTTAAGTTAAATACATACAGTTGATAGATAGGACTTAAGATACTAGTATAAGTTGCACTTGTGTTAGGCTCAATTGTACCAAATTCTTTTGCCAAACCTTTTATGATATCTGACGAGTTAGGAGTAATCAAACTATCGAAGATATCAGACTGACTTAAACGATCTACTACATTGAATATTAAGTTGTTAGCATGCGTTTTTCTAAGACCGTCTAATTCATTTTTTACTGCGTTTTTATCTGCGTATAGTTTTTTAAATACTTCCGATACTAAATAAAGATCTCTAGAGATATTAGTTCCAGAAGTTTCTTTAAGAACTTCTTGTAAATTTTTAACTTGTTCCCGAATCTTTTTAACTTCTTCAGCTACTTGTTTTTGCTGCTCAGACTCTTGTACAGTTACTTCTTTGCTAAAATAGTCTTTTAACTTCTGCAAAGCATCAACAGACAACTCTTCTTCAGCTACTTCATTACTAAGTTGAGATTTTAACTCTCTTAGTTCTGAATAAACTTCTTTTAGTTTTTTGTTTTTATCTACTCCGTACTTAGTTAAAATTTTTTCTAGTTGAGCAATAAGACTATTTTTAAATTCCTTTGTTTCATTAATAACACTACTTAAAACTTTGTAATCTTCTGTTAGTTTTTTCTTTCTATCAAAAGACTGTTGAGCAGTTTGAGTAGTTAAAGGAACAGTTCCATCTTCTTTGATGTAAGGATCGTAACAAAATAATTTATCAATATCATAATCCGAACCTGATTTAACAACCATTTCATCTGGAACTAAGATAATCTCTCCACTTTCTTCGGGTAAGAATTCGACTACTGTAAAGTTCTCCATAGAGTTGTATCCTTGTCCTGGAATACGAATAGCTACCATTGAAAGAGCTTTCTCATTTGCTTTAACAAATGCAGGATTCTTTAAAGCCTCGTTTAAGCGAGTTAAAGCATCAAAAGGATTGGTAGGTTCACCATTAGCATTTAGTTCGCCTAGAGGGCTTCCTTCGTATATTAAATTAAGGAGAGGATAATATCCTTTAGAAAATGAAACAATAACTTCTGCTTTATTGATTTTTTTTCCATCTTTAGTCAAAGAATAATAGTTAAGAGTTCTTCCTGGTCTTACTACAGATACAGGATATTGTACTCTTTGTGCACCATTTAACTTCTGACGAATAATTTTACGCTTAGCACTAGATACAATTGCACTTTCCATTACAGTACGGTCAACCATAGAATCTAGCATATACATCAAAGAACCATCAGTCTTAAGTTTGATTAAGTCTTTGGTAGCTTCAGAAGCGTTTTTCTTCTCAAGTTCTTTAAGAAGAAAGTTAACTAATTTATCTTTATCGTTTAAGTTTTCTAAATAGTTAATTTTGTCGTAGTCTACAATTTCTTTTACGTAAGATTTGTAAGCTTCATAAAGTTTTAATACTTCTGCATCTTCAGCATCTTTATAAAGAAGAGATCTAAACTGAGTACTAAATACAGATTCAAACGATTCTTTGTTCTCAATTAAAACTTGTTCTTTTAAATGTTTAATATCAATTTGTCCAATAGGAACATTAGTAGTATCTACTTTTCCATTCTTAAATAAAGATACAGGTGCTATAGTCTCTCCAATTTTAGTACCTGATTCGAATACAGCATAATCAGCAGATGATGCATGTAACTTGTGAAGAATAGCTAATAGTTCAGGATTGTTAACAGCTTCGGAAGGTAAGATAGGTTTAACAGAGTATTTGTGGAATACTGGAATACCTTCGTTATTTACTCCTTTAGCAAAACCTGCATACTGTAACTTTTTGATAGTAAACTTATAAGAAGCTTTTGTATTTAATTCTTTAGATAAAGTCTCTTGATCATTGTCTAAAATTGCTTGATAAATTCTATTTTGTCTACCTATCTCCTGATCCATTTCAGGAGTTATTCCTGTAGATAAAGCGTAAAATCTCTTAAAGAAATCTACTGTCATAAATGCAGCAGCATCTTGAGTTTTAGTGCTTTTATCGTTAGTGTAAGCGTCTAAAGATTCTCCGTAAGCTTCTTTGTTTTCTAAAGCTGTTTTAGATTTAACTGCGTTGTCTTTTAAAACAATATAATTAACTTTTGAAAGATCATTTTTCTGTTCATTAATAGGAATGTTGTTTTGTTCAGCATAATTAATAAATGACCCTCTTTGAGTAAATACTTTGTTTTGTAAGAAAGCTGTGTTTGCAGGATCCAACATAGTATAACTACCAAATGCATTCCAAGCAGATAAACGCTTCTCAATGTCTTTAGCATTTTTATAGTAGTAAGGATGTCCGTAGAATAATTTATGTTGTTCTAATCTACTTAAGAAACTATAAAAATGATACTTAAACAAATCAACAGGCTGAATAGTATCTAGGTTTTTAGCTTTAAAATACCCAAGAGATACATCAACTTGTCCATTAAAATATATATTAAAGTTTTTAGCTATTTCAATAACAATAGGATATTTTTCTACAGCTTCTTCAAATAATTTATTTAAAATGTTTTCTCCGTTTTCATCAGTTACGTCTTTGTCTTTAAACTCATTGTAAAGTTTTGTACGTTGTTCAGAACTTAAGATGTCTTCAAAGTATCCTAACTTAGGACTTCCTTTAGAATCTCTAATACTTACTTTAGGATGAATGTAGACTTTTTGACCATTAGCAATTTTATCTTCAATTTCTTTAGTCATTTTGATTTCAGACATGATAGCTTTGAAGAGAAGTCTCATTTGAGGCTCAAACAAGCGAATGTGTCCTTGACCATCTTTACTTGCTGGCTTATCCATTCCTAAAAATTTTCTTAAGCCTAAGTCTAAAACAAAAGACCTTGTAGTAGATTTACCACTTAAACGGTTAATCTCTTCTACTCCAGATTGTAAGAAACTGTTTACTTCAGCAAAATGTTTATCAATGTAGTTAGTGTTGATAGTTTTTTCACCTTCTTCTTCTATCTTGATACCTTCTAAGTTTGCTAACTCTACTTGTCTGTAAGTTGCTTTTCCTCCGTTATAAGAATCAGTTATGCGATTTCCCTCTTTGTCGAATAAATATTCAAGGACAAAAGAACCTATAGTGTTTGAATTGTATTCAGGATCTAGTTGAGGGAATGCTTTATAAACGTCTTTTGCAGTTGGATAAGTTTCGTAGTCATTTAAAGCACTAGCTACTCTTGACATAAATGTATGTTGATTTACAGACCAAACTCTAGAGCCTTCTGCATTCATTCTCATATCATCAATGTACTCTGGGTTAGCTTTTACTTCTAAATTTAAGAAATAATTTACTGCAGAGTTTTCAGACTTAATAACCGCCTTATCTACTTTGTGAGGACTAGATAATTGGTTTAAAGGATTACCAACTGTACCATTTTCTCCTAAAGACTTTAACTTAGTTCTAATAAAATTTACGTTTCTTTCAAGAACAGACATATCTTCTAAAGGAATAGAGTCTACTGCAGCTTGAGATAAATTAAATCCTAGAGGTCTAAGCAAATTAACTAGTTGACCTGCTCTTGCTCTCTTTTCTTCGTTAGTAGCAAGTGGACCTAGTCCTGTTGGTAAAGAAGGGTTGCTAGTGAAGTATGCGTCTACATCTAAGTCTTGTAGTCCTGTATTAGGATTCATAACTTTATATAAACCTTGAGTCATTCCAAACTCTCCATCGTATAAGTTTTTAAGACGTACTGCATCCAAAGAACTAGACTTCTGTACTTTAACATCGGTTACATTCCCAGCCTCGTCTTTGTTTATTTTGGTTGTGTAGCCTTCCATATAAGGCATAGTAAACAAATTAAAGAATTCATTTTTAAATGAAAGAGAACTAAAACGTTCTATAGAAGCAGGAAGATAATTTATTAAAGAATTAAACTGAGGGTAGTCTTTAGTCAACTCTTTTAATTTATTATACATTTGTTCGTAGGTAGTTAAACCTGCTAAACTTCTTCTTAAAATATTCCAGTTAGTATCAAAATCTCCTAATTGAGGAACTCCAAATATGTAATCTACTTCAGGATTAATGTTTCCTTTAGTGTGTTTTGGTAAAGTTCTAATAGCACTTATGATAAGATTTGATGCAAGTTCTTTTTGAGAAATTTCGTTTATACTTTTATCAAAACTTCCTAACTCTGTATTAGCATCTTGTTCTTCTTCTAAAACTTCTAATTGAATACCTCTTTTAACTTTGTCATCAAAGATTAAACTATTTTGAATATGAAATTGGGATACTGTATCAAAATTGTCTAAAAGGTCGTCTAAATAATCTAGTTTAGATTCTACAGTAATATCTCCTGCTTCCTCTAGTACAAGAAGTTCTTTATATGTCTGTGCAATAATACTTTTTATTCCTACATATACTTTAGGAATAACTTCTTTACTAACTGCTACGTTAACAAAAGAACCATTTACACTTTTAGTAATTTGATTAGCTACGTGTGTAAATAAAGAATCAAACTGTTTAACTATTTTATCGGACTCTACAAAACTAAAAGTTTTTAGTTCTTCGTTAGAAAGAATAGAAAGTTTTCTACTAAATAATTCTGTAAAACGAATATTGTCTTCAGACCTTCTGTAGCTTGCAATATTTCCTTTGTACAATTGTTTAAAGTAGAAGTCTACAGTTTTTTTGTTTGAAAACAAGTTAGTAATAAAGTTCCAAATTTTCTCAAAAATATTTTTAGTTTCTTGCGATTTCTTAATAGCTTCGGGAAATACTTTACCGTCACTTAAAGCAAACAATCTAAAATCTTCTGCCATTTTTTCCTCTAATTCAAAAGGAATTAAGTTACCGTAGATTTTAGCAGCTTCTTTATATAACGCTTGTTTTTGTTCAGGTGTTAAGTAAAGTTGAGTAAATTCATGCCATGACTCATGATATGCTTCTGCCCAATTAGCTCCGTTAAATAACTGAATACCTGCTTTAGACCATACAGCATATGCTTCAGGATGATTAATAGTTTGGTCAAATATAAAAGAAGTGTTCTTAAATATAGGATGATTCTCTACCCATGCTTTTGCTTTTGCTTTTTGTTTAGCTGTAATTTTATTTTCAAGAAGTCTAGATCTTTTTAACTGAGACTCCTTTATTTGTTCTACTTCTGTAGCTTGATTTAGTTCTGCAATACTCTTTCTCTTTTTAACAGGTTGTTCTGTAGTTACTTCAGGTATATTCTCTTGAGGAGTTTTTATTCCAGATAGTTCTTCATTATACTTTTCATTAATTTCCTTTTCAATAGTTTTTAATCTTTCAAAATTGGTTAAGTAATATACAGAAATATTTTTTTCATTAATATTCTGAAGAACTCCTCTTTGTGGAAAAGAAAATTTATTTAAAAACTCTTCTAAGTTTTCAGAACCTAGTTTCTGTAATAAATAATCTAATTGTTTACTAATATTAGAGTTAAGTATTTCTAACTGTTTTAGAAGAACATCTCTTTTTTTATTAATATTTTTTATATCATCTTTAGTACTAGGTCTCTCTTCATTTTTAATAACTTTTTTTCCAGAACTATCAGTAGTTTCATATCCGAGAAAGTTACCATTAGGATCTAATTTAATTCTAACATTAGTATCTCCTACTTGAAATGATCCATTTTGTAAAATTCTATTTAAATCAAGAACTTCTTTTTCAACAGATAAACTTCTTTTTTCTGTGTCAATATTTGAAGGAGTTTCTTGAACAACAGGTACAGGAGTAGGAATATTTTCAGCTTCTGTAATAGGAGTCTCTTGACTTGGAATATTCTCAAGTACTTCAGAAACAGTGACTTGACTACTAGAAGGTGCATTAATTTGTGGAGTATCAAATCCCAAAGTTCTGTTACCTTCTTCTCTAAAAGTTGCTCCAAACTCTGGACTCATTACAAAGTCTCTATAAGTTGTTGCAGGAAGTAATTCTATTTCTCCTTTAGCGTTTAGTCTTGTTGGATAGTATCTATCATTAGAGTTTAGTCTATCAGCTACAATGTTCTTGTAAGCGTCATTGAAAGATTCAACAATAGCTTGTTGTACTTTAGGCGTAATTGTAGATACAGTTTGCCATTTACCTGCTATGTTTTTCTTTTTAAATACAATCTTATCTCCTGCTTTGTTTTTGTCTAAAATATAAACAGCCTTTTCTGACTTAAAAGAAGTCAGTTGATAAGTTCTCAAGTAACTTAAAAAGTCCTCGACACTCTCAGGTAATCCGTTTGGTAGAGTTCCATTATTAAATGCTTCTACTAATTTAAAAACTAACTGACCATCTGCTTTAGGTAAGGTAACTGCAGTTGCAGGTTTAAAGAAATTATTAGAGTTAATAATATAAGTTCTGCCTGGATATAAAGTATACATTCCTGTAGTATCTGCAGTAGGACTATCTATTACTCTAAGCGAATAATTAGTTTTGTTTTTAACTGACGAAAGATTAATAGGCACTAAATCAGTTCCAGGAACTGTTCCTGTAATGTTTGCAGTAGCAACTGTTTCAGGATTTGCTTTTATTTGATCTACTAAATTTTTTAACTGTCCTTTTAATGTAGAAACTTTAAAAGTAGAAATTAAAGGAGTTCCTACTTGACTAGGTACACCATTCTTCTCAAACAACATTACTTTACCTTCTTCGTCTGTAAGAACGCTTAGTACTCCTGTTCCTATTGCAGAAGGGTTATCTATTAAATATTGAATGAAAGAGTTCTCATGAAAAGGCACTCCATTTAAAGATAAGATGGATTTTAGTGTTGCTACGTCTTCAGGAGTTAACGCAGCCTTGTTTTTAAGCGTTTTAAGAGCTTCAAATTTTGCAGAGGATAAAACATATGCATAAGTTTCCATAGCTCCTTGTATGCGAAGTTTTACAGCAGGAAGTTTTTCTCTTAAATTATCAAATGCATTAACAACATTAACGGCAAAAGCAGTTCTTGCATCATCTGTTAAAGGTACGTTTTCTCTATCTAAGGATACTATGTTTAAAGAAAGGTCTCTAGGAGTAACAGGAACTTGTTCAATTTGACTTAAAAGTTCTTGATCTTTAATAATACCATCAGTTACTTCATCCTCAAAAGTAGCTTGAGAAATTTCTTCTGTAGGATTAACTTGATTTTCTAACGCAGCTAGTTCTGCATTATATTTAGCATTATTTTTTTCAAAAGTTAAATATAATTCATCTAAATCTGGGTGGTTAATGTGCACCACATTTTTAAATCGGGAGCTTGAAAAAACCTTTTTTACGTTTCTCACTGTGACGATTGAATCGTCATCTAAACCTTCCAATAATTCTTTTGAGTCTTCATCTAATGGAAATTCTTTCTTAAATTCTCTAAGAGTCATTCGTAAACCACCACCTAATGATACTCTGGTTTTACCAATCTTTGATTCATATTTGGTTACAATGCGGACGTCGCCTTCTATAGTATCTACATAGTCAGTTTGGGTTACAGTATATGTCTCACCTTTACGAGGACCTTTTTCTACAATTTCAGAAGATATTGTTTTTGTAATTCTTTTTTCCGTCTGAACTTTTTTAGCATCGGTCTCTGAAGCAGTTTCTTTAGGAGCTTCTTCTGGTTTAATCTTTTCGTTTAAAACTTCTGTTAACTGTGATACTTGACTTTTAGTTAAGAAAGGAAGTAAGTTAGTATTCGGAGAATCTTCATAAGTAGCAAAGAACTGTTCTATGTTTTTAGCTTGTTCTGGGTACATAGCAAGTAACCCACTATAAATATCTAAAGGATCTTCTTGTGCTAAAACTGTCTCAAATAAAGCAATTCTATCGTTAGCTTTATCTTGAGGTTCTTCTATCTCATCAATTACTCTGTTTTTTGCATTTACATCTGTATACACTAATACATTAATAGGAAAAGTATTTTCAGGATCTAATCCTAGGTATTCTATGATGTCTTGTGCATCTGCAGTAGGTTCTACAAAATCAGTATTTTTTACTGGATTAGCGGGTTGGTTGGGGTTAAACGAAGATATAGGAGTTTTAGATTCTTGAGAGTTGTATGCTTCTAAAATATGTTTATTTAGATCACGAATAGTTTTAGTCTTCTGTTCTGGTGTTAAGTTGTTTGTAGCTACTCCATAATCATTAGCATGTACAACTTCTAAGAAAGTTTCTAAACTAGTAGGTTTAGAAGGATCTTGTTGTTTTTCTTCTAAATGGTTTTCTAAAGCAGCAGCCATAGAAATCCTGTCACCATCAGTTAGGTGAGTATGAGCTCCCTCAGTAAGTTGCCCTGACTTTAGCTCTTCTGGAGATAATTCTGCAAGAGTTAATTGTTGACGTTGTAAACGTTTGGTTTCAGGATTGTTAAAATTTTTAACAGCTTGCTCAGTATACTCGTCTGGAGTTAATGAAAGTCTTGATTTTAACTCTAAGTCAATCTTTTCAAGAAGTCCTAAGTTTTCTTTTGGACCTTCTACAGATGTTTGATTATAGGGAACTTTGTTAGAATTTAATTCAGCTAGTAACGGAAGGAACGAAGTACGAGCTAAAGCAAGTTCTAAGTTAGTAATTTCTTCTGGATTGTTATCTAAGAGATCTTCAAAGTAGCTTATTTTTTCTCCAAGAATTTCTTCTGCTTTTGCTCTATACTTTTCATACTGTTGTTGTACAAATTCAAAGTTTTTATCAGAAGACTTAAAGTTGTTAATTTGTCTGTTTGCATAAGTAGCGGCATGTAAAACTTCTGCTAAAGTAGTATCAGGATTTTCAAGACTAGCTGCGTGTCTATCAAAAACTTTTGAAATTATATTTTGTTTCTCTGAGTTAGATAAGCTAGTGTACTTTTCTATGTTTTTACGAGTATAATCTAACTCTTTATTAGTTCTTTCTAGTAAAGTGTCGTAAGTTTTTTGTTGATCTGCGTTTAACTCAAGACGATTTACTCTTAGTAAATCTTCTTGCGCTAATATATTTTGAAAGTATTGACGTTGAGCTTCTTTATCGTCTAAGAGAGTTGTAAGGTTTTTAATATTAGACATTTCTGACATAGATTCTAGTCTTCTATTAAGACTATCTACTAGTGCCATTCTTTGTATTCCTTTTTCTTTAGATAAAGACCCAGAGTTTACTTGTTTAGTAATTAAGTCTTTATAAGTTGCTGGATTATTAGCCATATTCCAACGAGCTTGGTCTAATCTTTCTTTTTTAATGTTGCCTGTAACAGCTTCATTTCCTCCAGCAATTAATAAAGAAGGAATAAATCCTGTCAAACCAGTCTCAACAACATTGTCTAGTGTTAATTCATTAGCTTCTGGGCTCTCAAAGTTTAAACTTTTAGCGTACTTATCTACAAAATAGTTTCCTAGCAAAGAGAGTTCTTCTTCTACAAACCCTTCTTGGAATGCATCAGAAGCAATTTTTCTAGCTTGCGTAGGCAATAAAGCTAAAGCAGCTGTAGTTTTGCTTACAGCATTTTCAGGAAGTAAGCTAAGAAGTACATCTGCTTTTTTAGAAAGAACGTCAAAACTAAAAGGCATAGCATCTCCTAGTTTTTTAAACATAGGATCTAAAGGGCCGTAAGTTCTGCCTGTTTTAAAAAGTTCAGTTTGTGGTACAACACTTTCTGTAGCTGCTTCTGCTACAGCACGTAAAGTTGAGACAGCTAATGCATCTCCAGAATCTTTAAAGTTATTAATTTCTTGAGCATACATTCTTGGAAATGTAGTCATAAACACAGAACTAAAAGTAG